ACGCTGGGTTTGAGGATAGAGGAGAGCTTAGTTTCCCTAACCTGCCACCCAATCAGTGGTACATGGTTGACCTGTTCCCCGGATATAATTTTAATCTTCGCGGTAGTGCTTACCGAAGCGATAGCGTCACACCTCTTGGGCCAAACAAGGTTCTTATTGAGTTTCGCGGGTACGGTCTTAAAAAAGATACCCCAGAGGAACGGCAGACTCGTATCAAGCATCACAACTCTATCTGGGGTCCGTTTGGGCGTAACCTACACGAAGACCTTATCGGCGTAGCAGGTCAGGGTACAACAATGCGTGAGGGAACCGAACCCCGTAACATCTTACACGGACGACACGAGAACAGCACCATCCACGATGAAGTTGGTATGCGCCACTACTACGCAGAATGGGCTAAGTGGATGCAATTAGATGCAAGCAGTTCTGTCTTAGCCGCATGAGATGATTGTATTTGTGCTATACGTGTACTTAGGTGCAAACCTAATAGACCGCACACAACAGTTCGTAGACATGGATAGATGCCTATACTTTGCTCAGAGATTGTCGCGACAACAGTCTGTTCCAGCGAGTGGGAGTAAAAGACAAAAGATAACCGCAGTATGTAGACCCCAACCAAAGTAGGAACCAACCAACCATGATTGCAGAAACACTCGCGGGTATAGCCCTTGTGAAGAGTGCCGTAGATGGTATCAAATCTGCAATAGGAACCGCCAACGACATTGGAGACATAGCAGGTTACATAGATAATCTGTTCGAGGGCGAAAAGCAGGTACAACACATCCGCAATAAAAAAGCGGGTAGCGTAAGTATTGGTGACCAATTCGGCGTAGATACTGTTGCTCGTGATGTAATTGATGCACGTATCGCTGCAGAAAAACTCCAAGAAGTAGCCACAATGGTTGACATGAGGTTTGGGCCGGGAACTTGGAAGGGCATAGTTACTGAACGGGCCAACCGTATTAAAGCTGCAAAAGAAGCTGCAGCAGCAGCCCGAAAAGCAGAAAGACTAAGACAAGAAGAAATGATGGAGAACATCAAAGTAGTGGCTCTGATAGTAATGGTTTTTGCAATCGGTATTGGACTCCTTGTAGCGTTGATGATTTCTACAGCGTCTGCCTTTATTAATTAAATTCTTGACTAAACTTCAAAATTCGTATATAATACTTTTGAAGGGAATACTATGAAACAACTTGCAATAGACGCACTGCGTTATAGATATGAGGCACAGAAAAAAAGTGCAAAATATACTCTCACAAACTACTTCCAAAATCCAGCAGCTATTGGAGAGCATCCTGACCTTCTTGAAGAAATGGACAAAGCTATTGGAAGCTGGGAAGAAGCTAACAGTAGGCTTCAAGCTTTGGATGACATCACAGATGAGGGGTATCCGTCCCTGTTTGACTAATTACCTTGCACTGGGTTTGCTAAATTGTGGCAAGCCCTTTACTCGTGTAGGCAACTGGTTTTGGAAAAAACATCGTACAGTCCTAGACTGGAATAAAAAGTGATACGTCATCAATTCTTAAAGCCAGTTTATTTAAGAAGGACAAAGTTTCCCTCTGTATACAAAAGAGAAGACTTAAAGCTTATACGTACTTTACCCGGCGGGGTCAAGCACTACAAACTAAAAGAGAAGAAGAGTAAGGTAAATGGCTAGTAGTTATCTTGTGTTAGTAAACAATGTTCTTCGGGACATGAACGAAGTTGAGCTTACCAGTTCTACGTTTGCTACTTCTCGTGGTGTGCAAACAACTGTAAAAGATTACATTAACCGTTCTATCTCTGACATACTAAACTCTGAACTAAACTGGCCCTTTACTCACGCTGAAGGGTCAATTGACGTTATTGCAGGTAAGTCTCTTTACAGCTACCAGTCTATAGCATCCACTCTAAAGTACGTAGATTATGACAACATGATTCTGCAGCCTAAGAACTTTATACAAAATGGTGACTTTGAGATAGCAGGGGTTGCAAGTATAACCAACTGGACAACAGTAGGTGGTAGCCCTGCTGCAAGCTCAAAGTTTGGTAACACCCTTCTACTTACCAGTGCAGAAGCAAGCCAAGAAGTTAACGACTTAATCGTAGGAAGATCGTATACAGTACTCACCCAGACTAGCGGTGCAACTTTAACCCTAGAGATTGGCACGAGTTCGGGGGGGTCACAAACAAAGTCAGCAACTCTGACGATTAGTAGCGGAAACGAAATTCTGCTTACTGAAACAACGTTTACTGCGACTGCAACAACTCACTATGTTAGCTTCACAGAAGCAGCAGGGGCTGCAGCGTTTGTAAAGCTGGTTGAGTTAAGCGAGTCTGCAACATCAATTGCTTTGAAATACTTGTCCTACGAGGAGTATACAGAGCGGTACAGAGAAAGAGACTCCCGACCTGACGTTGATAAGTTTGGTGATCCAGAGTATGTCTACACCACATACAACGATGAAATAGGTTTGACACCAATACCTGACACCAGCAATCGCAGTTTGAAGTTTGATTACTACGTCGCATCGTCTGCATTGTCGGCGGCAACGGACACATCTATTATACCAGAACGTTTTGAGCCGGTTATCAACGCTCGTTCAAAGTACTACACTTACATGTTCCGTTCTGACACCCAGACTGCTCAGTTTGCTTTGAAAGAATACGAAGATGGCCTGAAGCGTATGCGGGTGGAGTTGCTAAATAGAAAAAACTATATGAGAGCAGTTTAACATGCCAGATTTAGAACTGCAGGGGGTTAGCCCCCTTTCTTTCAACTGCGAGGGCGGCTTGGTATTGAACAGGTCTACCTTTATTATGCAGCCGGGACAAGCTCTTGAGTTGGAAAACTTTGAGCCTGATGTTGGTGGTGGTTACAAAAGAATGCTGGGGTTTCGCCCCTTTGTAAATCAGATTGTACCTGAAACAAACTCGTCTGGTGAAGCTGTCTTGATGTCTACGCAGTTCAACAACTTTGTACTGGCTGCACGAGGCGAAAAGATATTTAGTTCTGCATCCAGTGAAGTATCACAGGGTATTGCTTCAGCTACAGCCATGACAGGGGCTGGAACACTAAACCTCGACAGCACTGATGGGTTTAGCTCTAGCGGCACTGTCCAGATAAATTCCGAAATATTTACCTACACAGGTAAGACTGCACTGACCCTGACAGGTGTAACAAGAGCAACGAGCAGCACTACCGCTGCAGCACACGCAGTCGATGACGTTGTTTCTGAAACTTGGACTGTGAGAGACACTGGAAGAACAGACGCAGCCCGTTACAATTTTGAGCGGTACAACTTTGACGGCAATGAAAAAATCATAGTCGTTGACCAGACTAACGCTCCTACAATATTCAATACGTCCCTTACTGCAACAGATGTAAGCAACAGTGCGGTAGCTGGTGCAAAACACATTGCTGCTTTTAAAAACCACATGTTCTACTCCGGCATGTCTGCTACACCCCAAGAAATAGTGTTTAGCGAACCCTTCGATGAGGACGGCTTTACCGCTTCGGACGGTGCCGGAAGTATCAAGGTTGACGACACGATTGTTGGCTTGAGGGCTTTCCGGGGTGACTTGTTTATCTTCTGTGAGAACAGGATATTTAAGTTGGGCGGCAGTTCGCTCAGTGACTTTGCAATTGTTCCTGTCACTAGAAACATTGGATGTGTAAACGGCTTCACCATCTTGGAATTTGCTGGTGACTTGGTGTTCTTAGGGCCGGATGGCTTGCGTACTGTTGCTGGTACAGCCCGTATTGGTGACGTTGAGTTGGGTACAATAAGCACCAACGTTCAGCAGTTGTTCAGAGACAACCTGACTAATGCGGAAGCGTTTGTTTCCCTAGTCATACCCGACAAGACCCAGTACCGTATCTTCTTTTCAAAAGAGGGACAGGCACAGACATCTTCACTAGGGGCTATCTGTGTTATGAAGGGACAGGCATTTGAGTTTTCGACTATGAAGGGTGTTCGCCCTGCTTGTGCGGATACGATAGTCGAGGCAGGAGATGTGATAGCTATTCACGGTGGCTTCGATGGTTTTGTATACAGACAGGAACGAAGCAATACATTTGATGGTGCCTTAATCAACGCCAAGTACAGAAGTCCTGACTTGAGCATGGGTGACCCCGGAGTTCGCAAACACATGCAACGGGTCAATATCAACTACGCACCAGAGTCAACCCTAGACGCAGACTTGTTTGTAAGGTATGACTACGAATCAAGTCAAGCTACTAGACCAGCCGCATACCCTTTAGATAGTACAAATGTTGCGGGTACGTATGGCAGTTCAACTTACGGAAGCGCAGTGTATGGTGGACCGTCACAACCTATTGTTCGTAAAGCAGTAGAGGGTTCAGGATTTGCTGTAGCATTACGAGTAGAAGACGGGGCAACCGCTACTGCCCCTTACACCCTAAAAGGGTTTCAATTAGAATTTCAGGTGGGAGCAAGAAGGTAAATGGGCGCAACCTATACACGACAGTCCACGTATGCTGACGGCGATACAATTTCCGCTGCAGATACCAACGACGAGTTTAACCAACTACTTGCGGCATTTGCTGCAAGCACGGGTCACACACACGATGGAACTGCTGCAGAGGGGGGACCAATCTCTGCTCTGGCAAGTAACACCATCACTTTTGGAACAGGTGCAGACACCGACATTGCAATTACCTTTGACGGTAATACCAGTGACGGCGTTCTTACATGGATGGAAGATGAGGATTACTTTCAATTCTCTGACGACATACTCATGTCCACCACAGAAAAGATACAGTTCCGTGACACTGCGATATACATCAACTCCAGCACAGACGGTCAACTCGACCTCGTAGCTGACACAGAAATACAGATTGCAGCCACAACTATAGATGTAAACGGCAACCTAGATGTTAGCGGAACCGTTGTTGGAGCTAGTACAGTATCGGCAGGTACAGCGTTTGTCCCTGATGCAAGTGACGGTGCCGCACTAGGTACATCATCCCTAGAGTTTAGCGACTTGTTTCTTGCTGATGCAGCCGTAATCAACTTAGGCGCAGACCAAGACACGACTCTCACCCACGTTGCTGACACAGGCATCCTTCTGAACTCAACACGACAGTTACAGTTTGGTGATAGCGGTACATACATACATCAGTCAGCCGACGGTGTTCTTGACCTTGTGTCTGACACTGAGATAGAAATCAACGCTACCACAATCGACATAAACGGTGCGGCTGAACTGTCAGGTAACCTTACTCTTGGCGCACAACTCCGTATGCCAGATAATACTGCTAGTAAGATTCTTGTTGCAGACGGCACCAGCTTTGAAGAAAAAGCAGTCGGTGACCTTTCTGAAATATCCACAGTAGCGAACGACGACGTATTCCTTGCTGTAGATACATCAGGGGGTGGACTAAAGAAAATCGCAAGAAGTGCTATAGTTGCAGGACTTGCCACATCAAGTGCTATATCAAACGTAGTTGAGGATACGTCTCCCCAGTTAGGTGGCGACCTCGACATGAACGGTGCGGATATCGTTACGACATCCAATGCCACAATTGACTTGGCTCCTAATGGTACAGGTACAGTGGTTGTACGAGGAAACACCAACTCAGGTAGAATCGTATTTAATTGTGAAAGTAACAGTCACGGGCAGACAGTTTATGCCCAACCCCACTCTGCTTCTGTAACAAATACTTTAATGTTACCCGCAGGAGCAGACTCAACCCTTGTTTCCCTCGTATCTACAGACACCCTAACAAACAAGACACTCACCAGCCCCGTAATCAACACGGGTACTTTCGGAACATCTATCCTTCCCGTTAGCGCAGACGGCACTACTCTGGGTTCTGCATCTAAGGAGTTCAGCGACCTGTTCCTTGCGGATGCAGGTACCGTGCAATTTGGTAACGACCAAGATGTAACCCTGACCCACGTTGCTGACACCGGGTTGTTACTCAACGCAGCAATGGTAGTTCAGTTCCGTGATTCTGCAATTAACATTGGCTCCCCGGCTGATGGTGACTTGGATATCAACGCTGACGATGAGATTGAGTTAAACTCAACCCTGATTGACGTAAACGGTAACTTGGATGTTAGTGGCACAATCGTAGGCGCAAGCACTCTTTCTGCAACAACAGGAACATTTAGTGGTATTCTGAAGACAGACGATGCGACTGAAGCAACAAGCACAACTGATGGCTCTCTACAGACTGATGGTGGATTGTCTGTTGTTAAGGACGCGGTGTTTGGTGATGATGTCATGTTGTTGTCAGACAGTGCCGTACTAAAGTTTGGTGCGGATAGCGATGTCACACTTACACACGCTGCTGATACAAGCCTGACTTGTAACCTGATGATGGCTGCAACCACGTTTGAACCTAGTGCAGATACTGCTGCAGGGGACAACGCTGCTATAGGCTACACTTCTGCTGAAGGACTTATCCTAACGGGACAAGGCTCTAGCACAGATGTTACGATTAAAAATGATGCGGATGCTACCGTTGCCTCAATCGCAACAGGCACAACCATATTTACTATGAGTGATGACGTTACTGTGGTGGGTAGGTCAGTGGGTAGCACCATAACAACAGAAAACGATGCTAGTTATGACCTTAGTGCTGGAAATGATTTTATTACCACCACTGCAAGCAATCAAACACTTACGTTTACAAATGCAGCAGCAGGGCAGTCTGGCAACATAAAATTTACAAACGGCAGTAATCATACTATTTCTGCACATGCTGATGTGGCTATCAACGCAGATGTTCTTACAGCCATTTCAGCCAGCGGCACGTATCATCTTGCTTATTACTGTAGCGCAGCATCTGGAAACGACACTATCTTAGTGTCTGCTTCAGCTATCTTAACTTAGGGAATACGAATGTCTTTAATCAAAGCAGCAGGTGCAGGTGACCAGTCAACAGGCTTTTACAGCCATCTGCTTGACCAGTCGTTGAAGTTCAATAATGACGATAGTCAATCTTTAAGCCGAACCCCTGCATCTGCTGG